TCACGCTTGCCACCGCCAAGCAATTCAACGTCACTGACGCGCACTTCCGCATACGTCTTGCCCTCGTATTCCCGCAGGCCGAAGTCACCCACCACGGCAAGCTGTGAGCCTTTCGTGACGTATGGCGCGATCTTCTCCCCGCGCGTTCCGAAGAACGAACAGCCAAACCATGTGGGCGGCGCGTCTTTCTTGAATGGGTCATTCACCGCGACGTTGAAATTGAGAATAGGCGTTCCATCCTGGAGGCGGCGAATTTCGGCGTCTTTTCCGACGCGACCGATGATTGTGATTTTTTTCATGCTGCAATCCTTAACGCCGCGTCTATCGCGTCCAGTTGTTTGTTGACGTGGTTATATGTGGCCTCGCTGGCATCTTTGATCTTGTCGAGGCGCGGGGTGCATCCATCAAGGAACGCCGCTAGTTCGTCGGGATCCGTAATGGCGTGAGCCTTGGCGAGAATGTCCTTGGCGTCTTTTACGTGAGCAGGTTCTTCGGCGGCTTTCGGCGCGGCCTGCTTTGTTTGTGCTTGCGGTGCGGATTTGCTCGCGGCGTTTCCATCATCATCTTCTGGTGCGATGCCAAGCGCGGCCATGAGCCCATAGCGGCGAGCGTAAGTTGACGCGCTGCCAAGGCCCTGCATGTCATTCTTGGCGATGATTAGAGGCGTGTATCCCTCCATCCATTGACCGGATGAATGGTAAACCCGCGTAATCATGCGCTGGCCGTCTTCGGAAACCGACTGCCAGATTGCCAGATCGTTCGCCTTCAATGCGTCTATGCAAGCATCAACAACGGCCTCAAGATCGGCGTATTTCGATTTGAAATGAGGGTTTGTTGCGGTCTTTTTTGCCGACCCCGCCGCATGCTCGGCCTTAATGAAGGCCGGAATAATCTTGTCCGTCTGTTCGCTCGTTTGCATGTCACTTCTCCGTTTTAATTGTGAGGGAGCCCGACTTGCTCCGCTTAACTTCGATCCCGTGTCCCGTGGCTTTGCCAACATCCGCATCAACAAGCCCCTTGATCGTCTTGGCGGCTTTGTCAAAATCCTTTGCGGCGTCTTTGTTCGCGAGCCAATCAAGCGCATTGCTGGCCCACTCGTTTGAGCCCGTCATGTCAGCATCACGCAGCTTTTCAAACGGAACAGGCGATGCAATAGGGGCCGATACGATGGGCGGCGTTCTAGTTGTGACTGCGTTCCAGAAGGCTTCCTCTGCGTCCAGAAGGCTAATCAGGTAGAAGTCATCCATCGCCACTTCAAAGATTTCGTGTTTGAACGTGCCGATGAAAATGCTCAACACGGCATGGCCAACACCCGCACAGTGCATGTTGTGATGTAGCTGCGGCATATACCGCTGGACCACATCTTCTACCGTGGAGAAGGCGTTGACGTGCTTGCACTCAAGGATTGCCGGTTCGCCGTTTTCTGCGAGCGTCTGCCCATCCAATTCGCAGCGCATATAAATACGGTCGGCAGCGTGGATTGATTGATTGCGGTCCCAAACTTCGCGGCCTGTGGCGTGGGAAAAAAACGCGCAATTCAATTCTTCCGTTGCGCTGCCCATTTGGACAGGCAGTACCCACTCAAGGTTTTCCGGTTCTGTCGCACCGATCTTCTCGCCGTAGAGCCGCATAACGCGCTCTGGGTCGCCGCTAAGAATGGTATTGGCATCTGATCCACCGATACCAGTAAGGCGCTCGGCGTGCCACGATGCGGGCTTTGTGTAGGGTGCGTTTATGCTACTTCCTCCAAAAATGCTAACGGGTCAAAACCCAATTTCTCTATGAGCAGTTTTTGTGCCTGATCGAAAAACGCGCTAAACTCGACTTGCGTCATTGCATCAAGCGCAATGCTATCAACGCTGGTGTGGACTTCGCCCGTCCGTAGATCGGCAAGCTGGCGTCGATAGCCCAGCGTGATCTTGATTTCGTCGGACAAATGCACCGCAGAGGGCCAAGCGTCGGTCGCATTAACAACGCGGTGGAGCATCATCCAGTAGGTTCCGAGTTGTTTGAGCGAGCGGCTTACAATCGGCACAAGTTCAAACTCGGCACTATTCGGGAAGGCCATCAATGCTTCGGCGTCATATGCCGACACAGGGCTAAGGCCACGGGGTCCGCGCCGAACGATTGCGTGGGGCAGCTTGTCGCGTTTGGGGCGCTTGCTCATAGCGCCCGCCGATCCTGGACAAACACCGCGCTTGGAATTGTCACCGTTGCACCGCCTTCAATGCCTTGCTGGAGCGCGTGGAATACCATTTGCTGCTCATGCGATAGGTCATCCAGTCTGCGCGGCAATGGCTTGAGCCATGCAATAAGGTCGCGCAGTGCGTGTCTGGCTTTAATGCGGGCCTCGATAAGTGGGCGGTCAAGCTCATAGTTGACGGTTGGCATTGGATATTTCATCACATCACCCATTTCAAAAGCGCTGCAATTAGCGCGATTACGAAAATCACTAGAGCCGCAATGGCTGGTAGTGCGTGTCTGTCTCTGTGTTGGCTGTAGTTGCCGCCGTGATCGTCTGGCAGGTCTATCGGCATACGGTCGAACGGTTTGAAGGGAGGCATCACGCACCGCCTTTCATCGCATCACTAAATCCACATGTGCAGCCTGTCCGGTCAGTTTCCGTAATGGCGCAAGAGGTGAGGTGGCGACCATATTTGTGTAATGCGGCAATAGCGTCGTCACGGGCATCATCAAGACCTTCAATCATTTCAAGCAATGCCGTTCTGTCTGGGTTTTCATCCATCACTCATCCTCCGCGCGATAATCGACAGCCCATGTGTCGCCGATCGAATCCGAAACATGGTCGCGGAATATCTGGATTTGCTCTGGCGTCATATTCGCGTTTTCCATCGCGGCAACGGCTGAACTGATTGCCAGATCAAAATGAAATCGATCATCACGGAACCAACGGCGCTCAGCTTGTTCAAAGCGTTCGCCTGCATAGAATTTACGTTTGGCTCGCGCCTGCGCTTCGGTGCGCAATGGCCGCGTGGTTTCGCCGTTTAATAGGACTGCTTCGCCTTGCATGGTCTTCATCCTCAAAGGTTTTGGGCCAAAATCATCTGTGTAGCCATTAGGACTGATTGTCATTCGTCTCATCCTCACTGCGGGTGGCCGCTCTGGTGTGAGGATATTGATAGCACCACTAACAATGGATGACAACAATAAATGTTAGCATCACTGTAATTATTTTATAAGGGGTTGGTATTGCTTAGAAAACGAGCGTCAAAAACATTCGATCAGAGCATATTGGTATGCGATTAGGCCTGTTTTTCGTCGTCAAGCGCAATGCGTAAAAGGCGCAACGCCTGCTCCCGTTTATGGGCGTCCAGGCGCATGACGTAATCAGCCAATTCATTATGCGTAGAAGATGGAGGCTGTTGCAATAAATCCGCAGGTTCGCAGGACAAAGCGACCGCAAGCGCCTCTAGCATTGGCTGAGTATAATTGATCAATCCGCGCTCCAACTGAGATATGGCCCCATGGGTCACGTCGATGCGCTCGGCCAGACGTTCTAACGTGAGTCCGCGATATTTGCGCCATTCACGTATAAAATGACGAGGTTTCTGCTTTTTTTGAAGAGACAAACGCATACGACGGATTCTCATTGCTTTGCAAATCTACGCCATACAGTGGTGCTAACAAAAAGTGCTTGAACCATAATGTTAGTGGTGCTATCAAGAGGCATGATTGACATTCAAGAGCGTCTTGGCCGCGAACGTGGTCTGAAATTTAAGCTGGCGACCGAACTTGGGATTACCCATGGAGCGGTTAGCCAATGGTCTCGTGTTCCTGCTGAGCGTGTCTTGGACGTGGAGCGTGTGACAGGCATCAGCCGCCACGAACTTCGCCCAGACATTTATGGCCCCGCACAAAGCGAGGTCGCATGAACAAGAAACGTTTGGGGCAGGTTTATTTCCTTCAAGTTGAGAAAAACGGACCTGTTAAAATCGGCTTTACAGAGGGCATTGTTTATTCCCGCGTCAAGTCTCTTCAGCAATCTTCACCACATGAACTCCATTGGATAGGGGCTTACATCGCGCTTCCAGTAGAAGAGAAGAGACTTCATCATCTATTCGACGCACATCATCTCCGCGCTGAATGGTTTAAACCTCATTACACAATATTGGACTACATCCAAATTGTGTCGCCAGACTTCGGTCGCGACAAATACATTGAGCAGCATTTTAGAATTAGCCTCCAAAAAAAGATACGCGAAGCATGTTCTCATAAGCGTTTGGATTGGTTTCCCCACTTCGCTGAGGCTGCGGGAGTTAGAGTTTTTGATTTCCATAAATGGATGGATTGCAGGCGTATTTATTCGTCAGATCAGATGGACAGGATTGAAGCGCGGCTTGATGAACTCGTGGGATTACGCATGGAGCAAGCAGCATGAGCATCGACCCCATAACGCTGCTTGCCATTATCGGATTTTCCATTGTTGAGGTGACGGTGCTTTGCGCGGCTGCATGGCTGCGGTGGGGGCGTAGATGACATTTAACAAATGGCTGGCGGGTGAAACAAAATCATTCGTTTATTTCCGTGGCTATCTGGCGTCCGCCAAATTGCAAGACCGCGATGATCTGAAATGCGCCAATGACGCATGGAACGCGGCTGTCAGAGGGCATGTTGGCCTTGTCCAGAAACGCAATCAGCACGGCACGTTTGATTATATCGCAGTTCGCGGAAAGTTTGAAGGTCCACGACCTGTCCGTTGGCGGTTTGACGACCGCTCACCAGAGAATGATTCGAAGCGAAAACCCAACCCGGAACCCAAATAACATTGTTGCTGGCGCTGTCCTGCAAGACACCGTTGCGCCGCTCCAACTGCTGTAACGACCTGAGTAAGTAATTCGAGTTCATAGCATGCCTCTCCGTCTCCTGAGTTTTCAGGATGACACGGAGAAAAAACATGTTTCGCCAAAAGTTTGGGCGAGTTGTGCCCAAAAGGTTAAAGATGACAAGCGCAACAGACACCGTACATGAGGCCCAGTTCAAGCTGAGAGAGCTTGCGCGGCCTATGTGTAGCGACACACGGGAAGCAAGCCTTCATCGTGTGGCGCGGGTTGTGGGGCTTTCCATCTCGCAAGCACAGAGAATTGTTTATGCCAAATGCAAGCGCATTGACGCGCATGTGCTGGACAATATCCGAGCCAACTATGCGGCGCTTGAGGCCAAAGCGGAACGCATGGCAGACGACATGGAAGCAATAGCCAGATCCAAACTCCAAAAAATAGAGGCAGACAATGCGGTTGATATTGAGCCTGACGAAAACGTTTCTGGCGTGGGGCGCAAACTGGCGGCTGGCGGTAGTGGACAAGATCAATACCCGAACCAAGAAAACGACTGAGGGAAAATCACATGACTGAAATGGGACATAACAGCGGTAACGATCAACTGCGATCCATCATTGCTCGCGTGGAACGGCTCGAAGAAGAAAAGGCCGCGCTCGCTGCCGACATCAAGGAAGTTTATGCCGAGGCCAAGGGCAACGGTTTTGATACAAAAACCATTCGCCAAATCATCCGCATCCGCAAGCAGGACGCCGCCGAACGTCAAGAGCAAGAGGCCATGCTTGATGTTTACATGCATGCATTAGGAATGCTGGCAGATACACCACTGGGCGAGGCAGCGATTGGCCGCAATATCCCGCACAACGGAATTGTGACATGAGCGCAGACGCAATCATAGGGTGGCCTGCTAATGCCTATGTGGGGCAGAAGGTGGTTTGTGTTGACGCTTGTCGCTCACTCAAAAACATCCGGGAAACATATCCTGTTGTTGGCAAAATTTATACCATTCGTGAAGTTTGGGTGGGACAAAAAAGTGACAAAGTTGGGTTTTGTCTGGTCGAAATAGTCAATCCAAAGATGGATTTTCCAGAGGGTTTTGGCGAATGTAATTTCTCATGGGAATACTTCAAACCACTCGTCACCAAATCCACCACCGCACAAGTTGAAGCCCTCAAGCGCCTCTGTCAGCCGGAGGTGGTGGAGTGATTACCCTTTCCGCGACATTCACCCTGCCTATCCCGCCAAGCGCCAATGCAATATGGCGTAGCAATCGTGGCCGCACTCACTTGAGCGCGAAATACAAATCATGGATTGCATCGGCAGGTTTGATGCTGAACAGCCAGCGCGTTCCGACGATCAATCCCCCGTATCAGGTTGAATATGCCGTTGGCAGACCAGACAAGCGCCGCCGTGACGTTACCAACTTCGTCAAGGCGTTGGATGACCTTCTCCAGAACTGCAACGTCATCACGAATGACAGCGAAATTATTGATAGCCGCATTTACTGGTCCGCTGATGTTGAGGCCGGTCAGGTGCGCGGAACTGTGAGGACGGCATGAGCAACATTGATCGTCGCGCTCAGCACTACACCGAAAACACCAAGGCTCAACAGACGCACAAACTGCTCTGCGCTGGCACCAAGGGATTCAAACGCGGATTAAAGCGGAAGGCTATTGAACGTCATTTCAATGCCAGGAAGGTGCATCCATGAGCCAGCGAGACAAAGCCGCCCAGATCATCCGCGAAACATCGGTTAAGCATCAAGTCAAAGCCGCAAAAATCGTGGGTCAATCACGGTTTCGCAAAGATGTTTACGCTCGCATGGAAGCTATCTGGTGCATCAGACGCGAAACAAAACTATCCACTACCCAGATCGGGCTTTTGTTCGACGGGCGCGACCATAGCACCATCATGTATTCACTCAGGAAAGTTCGAGAATGGCTTGAGACTGGAGAGCCTTGGCCGATCAAGAATGAGAACATCAACCCAAACATTGATTTTTTGCCGGGCAATTTCCGTATTCGGTTTATGTCGAAAGCCGCTCAGGTGGTGATTGTGCCAAGCCAAATTGACGAGCCTGTGACAGTTCGTAGGGTTCGAGCACTCAAGCCTACCGGAGAAAATGCAACGGCACCTGTTGAGAAGATCGTCACGCTCCCCTGCAAGGCGCTACGTCACGCTAGGAACATTAATAATTACTGGTCGCAGCGCGGCGTCAATGCCAATGCGCGGGCGGTCAAAGTAGGCAATCGCATAATTGTCAAATCTGATTTGACATTGGTAGGGTAAGATGAGCCGCATTAGATCAGTACACCCAACTCTATTCACCGACGAGGCATTCATGCAGCTTTCAGATGCCGCTCGAATGCTACTGATAGGACTATGGACAGAGGCCGACGATCAAGGGGTGTTTGAGTGGAAACCACTCACACTCAAAGCGAGGCTGCGTCCAGCCAACGATGGTTCTGTTGATCCACTTTTGGACGAAATGCAGCAACATGAATTGATCCGTCGCATTGAGGTTGATGAAAAATCATACGGGCTAGTACGCAACTTTCGCAAGTTCCAGCGACCACAAAAGCCTAACGCTATACATCCGCTACCTGACGAGCATCGTGATTATGTGGCGATAGATTACGGAGAGCCTGATGCTAGAGCGGAATTTAGGAAATCACTATGTGAGGCTCAGAACAATAACTGTTTTTATTGCGGCACAGCCATCACTCATTATTCCAAAAAATTCAACACGCTAGATGTTGACCACAAAATCCCCATTTCGCGCGGCGGAACCGATGACCAAGAAAACCTAGTCGCGTCCTGCAAAAACTGCAATAGAGCGAAATGCGACATGACTCACGATGAGTTTTTCGCATTGCGAAAGTCTCAAATAGACCATGCGAAATCATCATCCATCGGTGCGACTACAATAGTCGCACTCCAGATGGAGGATGTAGGATGTAGGATGGATGATGGAATTGATACTGATGCTACGCGCAAGGACGATTTGGCTGATTGCCTAATCGAAGCGGCTGGGGCGTCCATCGACCCGACCCGATACGGATTGCAAGACCTCAGCCGCCCGTTTGCGTGGCTCGCTGATGGATGCGACCTCGATCTAGATATTCTCCCCGCCGTTCGCCGCGTTGCCGCTCGTGCCTCTCCTATGGCGATCAAGGGATGGAATTACTTTGACGGGCCAGTAGCAGACGCCAAGGCCAACCGAACCAAACCAATGCCGGAAGGGCGAGCCAATGCAGGAAATCACAAATCGACCGACGCACGCGCCCGTGAAAATCACTTCGCCGGAATCGCTGCGGCTGTGGCAGAAGCGCGTGGGTAGCCTTTCGGGCATCCCGCAATTCCCGCCTGTATCTGACCGCCCGTTGGTGCTTGCGGGCCTCAAGGAAGCCCTGTGGCGAGCGGGACCGGAATACGTGGCAACTGCCATGCTTAAACTGCAAGCCCACTACTGGCGACCCGATTTCAGCCCTGCACAGGCCAAGGAACTTTACGCCGATTACATCGAAGACCTATCCGACCTTCCGCCTGATATTCTGGATGCGGCCATTGGTCAGTATCGGCGCAATCCTGAAAGCAAATTCTTTCCGCGCACGGGCGAACTATTGGGGTTTGCAGCGCCGATGCTTGAGGAGCGCCGCCGCGCAGTGTTGAGGCTGGAACGCGGGCCAGGTGGAAAACCGCAAGAGCAAAAACGCTCACCTGCTGAAATCGACAGGATGCGCAATCTGGTCAAAACAGCCTTCCGCCGGACGGATGAGGCCAGCGCATGAGGCTAGTTATCATTGAAAGCCCATATGCGGGCGATATAGACGCTAATGTTGAGTACGCCAGACGGTGCGTAAGGGATTGCCTTTCGCGCGGCGAGGCTCCGATTGCATCCCATTTGCTTTACACGCAGGTGGGCATCTTGCGTGATGATATTCCCGACGAACGCCAGTGGGGAATTGATGCCGGGCTTGCGTGGCTGAAAGTTGCACAGGCGAGCGTCGTTTACACCGATCGGGGCATAAGCAGTGGCATGGAATACGGCATTGCCTACGCTTGTTTGCTGAGCATTCCCGTCGAATACAGAACCCTGGAGGCAGCGGAATGACTGACACAATCGCAAATCGGTATGTAGGGGCAGATCAATGAGGAAAGCCGCAAAACGTCGCATTTCGCTCGAAGGCCGGGACGGCAATGTGATTGACATTGAAATACGCAAAACCGATCTGGACAGCGGCACACACATTTTCAACGCCGCCAACTGCCATTTAGATCTGATGCTGAATAAGCACCAGATTGAGCTGTATCAGCACATGGCTGGAGACATGTTCAAATCAGATTGCGACAGGGCCCACACATCGCCAGCGAAGGCCGTAGAGCTCAAGGAGAAGGTTGATGGCGGCAATTTCACGATGACGCTGAGCGACCATGCTCTAGATGCACAGGATCGTGTCAAGAACGCATTACGGTCTATGAGCGTCATATCAAGGTTGCTGGTCAATGACGTGGTATTCCACGACCGAAGCATCCAGAGGGTAGCTGTAATGCGCGGGTTTTCCCGTCACTATGTAGGTCCGCGATTCCGCGAGGCGTTGGATGAGCTTGCCAAGCATTACGGATTATGTTGATTTATGAGTAAATGACTGACTAAAATAACCGGACTAGTACGCTTTTGGACTTGTAAAGACTTAAGAAAAGCGTACTAGTCCGAAATCAAAAACCATTGAAGCGCGGGAACGCGGTGAAAGTGATCCACAAACCTGCCATATTGTGTAGATAGGTGATTTGCGCTCGCAGCTTTCTTAGCTATCTCCGCGCGGCGCTCTGGCGTCATGCTGGATGCCCGCGACTTTCCACCCTTGCGCCCTAGGGCGACCGCAGCGGGGTCTTTACCCTCGTCTGGGTCTTTTTCCAAGGCTTCGCCTGTCGCAAGGTCAGTAATGAACTTGGCGAGTTGGTTTGCGTCTCTGGGGCGTTTTGGTTTTTTGGCAGGGTTTGTCATGCAGTTAGTATCGCATGGACGGCGGATAGGCCCAAGAGGGGCTTAAAATTTCTCAATTCAAACTGAGACACTACCGGCGCGACTGGTCAATTGACTGTTAGCAGTAAACCTGCCATATTGTGTAGATAGGTGATTTGCGCTCGCAAGATATAGCGGGCGCTTTTGATTCAATCTCCCTGCTGAGCCTCCCTCAGCTAACTGGCATCCCAAAAGGTTGATGCCTTTTTTATTGAGCCGTCATGTCAGCCACCATCATTCCATACAGCCGCCTAGAAGCGGCCCGCAGGGCTATGGAGAGAGCAGGCAAAGCTGTGAATGATTACGCGCTGGCTATGATTAAGAACGGCGGCAAGACGAAGGAAGTGGCCGAGTGAATGAGATTTCCTTTGCCTCATGGACCCAATGGGGCCTCGGCATTTTAATCATGCTCGGTGGGGTGTTTCTAAGGCTCGTGCATGGCCGTCTATCTGAGGTCAGCAAAGAGAACAGAGAAGATCGTGACCGCATTTGGGTGACACAAACAGCACACCGCAGAGACTTCGACGCTTTCCGCGACCGCGTTTTTTCAGACATGGCATCAAAGACAGACATACGCGAAATGGAAATGCGGCTGATGTCTGCGATTAAGTCTCAGGACCGCTAAGCCACTGATGCGCGGCTATCAACCAGACTGAGCACCAGATAACAGACAAGAGAGGCCATAGAGATGGCTAAGGCACCAAGCAATAACCCGAAGGGGAGGCCAAGCAAGTACGCCCCATCCATGTGCGATGCTATCCTAGCCTCTGGCAAAGAAGGCGGCTCTGTTGCCGAAATGGCGATGGATTGCGATGTTTGCATTGATACGCTCTATGAATGGGCCAAGGTGCATGAAGGATTTTCCGAAGCCTTCAAGAAAGCACAGACACTTTCTGAGGCATTCCACGCCAAAAGAGTTCGTGATGGGCTGTGTTTGCCTTCCAGCGAGTTCCAGGGCGCGGCCAATCTCAAATACATGGCCCAACGCTTTCAAGACAGATGGAGCGAAAAACAGCGCCTAGAGCACACTGGTCCCGACGGCGGACCCCTTGTAATTGAGCGGCGTATTGTCAACGCTTCGGATTAACACGCCAGCGGTATTTGAGCCGCTATTGCAGCCTAGTCGATACAAGGGCGCTCATGGCGGGCGCGGGTCTGGGAAATCACATTTCTTTGCTGAATTGGGTGTGGAGCGTTGTTTGCTTCGGGCTGGCTCTCGTGGAGTGTGTATTCGTGAGGTCCAAAAGAGCCTGAAGGAATCCGCCAAACGGTTGATTGAAGACAAGATCGGCGCATTGGGTGTCTCGTCTCATTTTGATATGCAGTCAACAGAGATCAAGACGCCGGGCGGTGGTGTTATCTTATTCCAAGGAATGCAAGATCATACCGCAGACACGATAAAATCACTCGAAGGCTTTGACTGGGCTTGGGTAGAGGAGGCGCAAACGCTTTCTGAGCGCAGTATTGAATTGCTTCGCCCGACAATCAGAGCGCCGGGTTCTGAGCTTTGGTTTTCATGGAACCCGCGCAACTCTAAAGATGCGATTGACAAGTTCTTGCGAGGTCATAACCCGCCCAAAAGTTCCGTTGTTGTTCATGCAAATTATTCAGACAATCCGTTTTTCCCGTCGGAACTGGAAGACGAGCGACTTCACGACAAGCAATTCAACGCATCACGTTATGCTCATATCTGGCTAGGCGACTACGAACCTGCTGTTATCGGGGCTATATGGGATCGTGAGACGCTACGCGAAGGACGCAGAGACGCGGTACCGCAGCTTACACGCGTTCTAGTCGCTGTTGATCCTGCTGTCAGCCATCTGCCCGGCTCTGATGAGCATGGAATTATTGTGGCTGGTGTGGGTGAAGATCAGCGCGGCTATGTTTTAGACGATGTGTCAGTGCGTGGCGATCCGATGAAATGGGCCAAGCGCACGATTGCCGCCTATGACCATTTCGAGGCCGACGCTATTGTCATTGAGGTCAACCAAGGCGGCGACATGGTGCGCCACACGCTGGACAGCATCAGGCCCGGGTTGCCGATCATTGAGGTCAGAGCTACACGCGGCAAGCATGTGAGGGCTGAGCCTATCTCCGCGCTCTACAGCCTCGGCAGGGTTAGCCACGTCGGCACGTTCCCGGACCTTGAAGTCCAAATGTGCCAAATGACTGCAGAGGGCTATATGGGCGATGGCTCACCTGACCGCGTTGATGCTCTCGTTTGGGCTATGACTGAACTATTCCCGGCCATGACGATAAGGCGCACGGACGATGAATACGACGAACGTGCTTATGCCGAACCTGATGAAGTGAGCGGATATTGATGGATGACATGGACGATGTAATGGATGAGCCAGACGAGATGTCTGATGCGCCACCAGAGCGCGACAATGACGCTATTGGTCGTCTGCATGAGCTGTTTCAGTCCGGCAATATCGCCAAGATGCTATCAGAAGAAGATGGCGGCGAACAAAGGCTTGCCAGCATCGGTCAAGACTGCATACGTCATTTTAAGATCGATGAGGATTCTCGCAAAGAGTGGGTTGAGAAAAACAAAGATGCGATGAAGCTTGCTCGGCAGGTTTCCGATGAGAAGGCCTACCCTTGGCCTAAAGCATCTAATATTCTTTATCCGCTGATTTCCGAAGCTGCCATTCAGTTCAACGCAAGGGCCTATCCTGCGATTGTGAATGGCAAGAACATCGTCAAGGCCAAGATTAATGGCGAGGATGGAGACGGACAGAAGCAGGCGCAGGGCAACCGCGTTGCCACACACATGAGTTGGCAGCTATCTGAGGAATCGCCTGAGTGGGAAGACGACACAGACCGTCTATTACTGATGCTCCCGATTACGGGTTCCGTGTTTCGCAAATGGTGGTTCGATCCAGAATTAGGCCGCAATCGCTCTGAGGTTATAGCGGCTGAGGATTATGTTGTTAATCAGGGCTGCAAGTCTCTATCTCGCGTCCCGAGGTCGTCATTCAAGTTTGTGCGCTATCCGTTCGAGATTGACGAAAAGCAACGCAGCGGCGAATGGTTAGATGTTGTTATTGACGAAAACGACGATGACGACGATGCGCCGGTTGATTTCGTTGAACACTATTGCCGCATCGACTTAGATGATGATGGCTATGCTGAGCCTTATTCAGTTACAATCCATGTAAATAGCCAGAAGGTTGTGCGGATTGACCCTTGTTTCCGGCCTGAAAAGGTCCGCATCAAGGACGACAAGATCATCTCGATTGAATCTGAGACGTATTTTGCGCACTACATGTTCATGCCTGATCCTGATGGTGGGTTCTACGGCATCGGGCTTGGTCAATTACTGTTTGGTACGTCCAAAGCCATTAACGGCGTGATTAACATGCTGATGGACGCCGGGCATTTGTCCTCTCTGGGGGGCGGGTTTATCGGCAAGGGCGCGAACATGCAGGGCGGCTCAATTAAGTTCAAGCCGGGCGAATGGAAGCGTGTGGACTCGACGGGGGCGCAGTTGGCACAGAATATCGTGCCCATGCCAGTGACACCTCCTAGCCCTGTGCTGTTTCAGTTGCTTGGCATGTTGATTGACAGCGGAAAATCTCTGTCTGCAACTAAAGACATTTTGACTGGCGAGAATACTAGCCCGCAAATGCCCGCCTCACTTGGCCTAGCATTGATTGAGCAGGGTCTAAAAGTATTCTCGGCCATCTATAAGCGCGTTCATCGGGCGCTGCATGACGAGCTTAAAATTCTTTACCGGCTCAACCAACTTTATCTCAATCCGAACACCTATTTCACGTTACTTGATGAAAAGCAGCAGGTTGGCCCAGAAGATTACAACGCAGAGGATCTTAATGTTGTCCCCGTGACAGACCCGTCGGTCGTCACAGATATGCAAAAGCTTGGTCGCTCTCAGTTTTTGATGCAGTTCATCGGGAACCCCGTAATGAACAGCCAAGAGATTATGAAGCGCGTTCTCGAATCCGCGAACATTGAGAATATCAACGAATTGTTCGCCCAACAGCCCCCTGTTGATCCGAAGGTCAAGGAGGCTGAGGTCAAAGCCAATCATGAGATGATGCGGATACGCATTGATGGCGCTAAGGCTCTGGCGTCAATCCTCAAGGACGAAACGCAGGCGATCAAGAACATCGCTGATGCGGCTTCGGCTGAGGTGGGTAATCAGACAATTGAATACGCCACGCAGTTTGAAGCGCTCAGACAGCAAGTACAGCAGGAAATGAGCAATGGACAAGATAGCCCCGGAGCAGATGCGGGCATGGCTCAACGAGCCGACGACGGAAGCGGTGTGGACGTTCCTGGCGGATTACGTCCACAACAGGGCGGAGGCATGGGCGACGGGCAACCAAGTGGACCCGATGGAGCAGGCCAGGGTGGCGACGTTCAAGGCCTTGCATGACAACCCATTAATGTTGATGGATGACTTTTACGGGTGGACAGAGGAAGCCGATGATTGAGAACACTTCGGGCATTATCCCGATTGAGTACAAGGTGCTGGTTCGTATTGACAAAACGGCCGAGAAGGTTGGGAGCATCTTTATTCCAGACAGCGTTAAAGACCAAAAGGACATGGCCGAAGTAAAAGGCACGATGATTGCCCACGGCGGCAAGGCCTTTGAGGACTTCGGTGATCCGTCGCCCAAATCAGGCGACCGCGTAATGATTGCTAAATATGCGGGCAAATTGGTTTCAGGTGCAGACGGTCTTGAGTACCGCATTGTAAGCGACAAGGACATTTCGAGCATCATTACGAATGAAGCCGCGAAAGTGTCAGACGTAGCTTGACGCTACTTAATTTGAGCAGCCCTGACCGCCCCATAGAGAGGGCGGTTTTTTCATGGAGAAACGCATGAGCGAGCAAGAACTAGAGGGCGAAGAAGTCCTTGAAGAAGCGCCTGAAGATGAAATTGAAGGCGATGCCATAGCCGACACTGATGATCTTGAAGACGATGGCGAAAAGGCAGAAGACGACACCGAAGACAAAGCCCGCCGTATGGGGTGGGCACCTGAAGACGAATGGCGCGGACCAAAGGACCGCTGGAAAACGGCAGATGAATTTCTATCCTTCATGGATGAGGCCCCTGCCGTACAGCGAGAGCGTCTTGAAAAGGCAGGCCGTCGCCTAAGCGAATATGAAGGCACAACGTCCGACCTGAAGCGCCAAGTCGAAATGCTTGCGACTAGGCTGAAAGACCAAGACAAGCGCGGTTACGAACGTGCGCTGGCTGACTTGAAGAAAGAAAAGCGTATCGCCGTTGAAAATGGCGACATGGACGCTTTCAATGAATATGAAACGCGCGAAGACGAATTGCGCAGGGAAGCCGCCGAAGCCGATGCGGGACCTGAAGAAAAACAACAGACGAAACCCAAAGAACCGCACGAAATTACAGACTGGAAAAGCAAAAACTCATGGTTTGACCGTGATCCTGAAATGACCAAAACGGCTGAAGCTATGTCGATTGCGTTCAACCAATCCAACCCCGGGCGCAGCGCTGTTGAGATGCTTGAGTATGTTGAGAAACGTATTCGCGGCGCTTACCCGGATAAATTTGAAAACCCGAACAGACGTGATGCGCCAAAGACAAACGCTTCTGGCACTAAGCGTCCATCCGGATCAAAGAAATCATTTGCAGACCTCCCATCGGACGCCAAAAAAGCCTGTTTGGGTTTTGTCGAGGACGGCGTTTACGGGTCGAAGGATGAATATGTAGCAGATTACTTCCAGCAGGAGGCTTGAGAACATGGCCCGTCAAACGAGAGAACAGAAAACAACCGAAACGCGCGAAGGCACAGGACGCCGTGCGCGTGTCCCGATGAACGCCATGCAGCAAAAGCTGCAGGTGCGGAACAAGCGCAGCGGATATGTGCAGCGTTGGTTTAATGACGATCATGGGCGCATTGCGCAGGCCAAGGCGGCTGGATACGAGTTCGTTGAAGACGAGAGTGTCAAGGCTGAGAGGGCCGGGTCTAACAACGAATCCGATGACCGTATTTGCTTCCCGGCAGGTACACGCCGCGACGGCACGCCGATGAATACCTTCCTGATGGAAATACCAGAGGAATTTTACAACGAGGATCAACTCGCCAAGCAGCACTCTATCGATCAGGTAGATGAGGCAATCAAGGGCGGGACGCTCGATATTGAAGACCCAGAACACAGTTACGTTCCCAAGGGCGGCATCAAGATCAAGCGATTATCGCAGGGTTAAGCGTTCAGCGGCCTTGCAGGTTCAATCAAATCTAGGAGACCATTCAAATGGCTAATGTTGACACGCCGTTCGGGTTCAAGCCCGTCCGGTACCTCAGCGGTGCGCCGTACAACGGGGCTGTGAATGTTTATTCCACAGTCACTGGCGACGCTACCGCAATTTTCATCGGTGATCCGGTGACACTCTCAGGCACATCTTCGACCATTAACGGTCAGGTTTATGCCGACGTTGATCAGGCCGCCACGACCAATACCGTTGTTGGCGTTGTGGTTGGCGTTCTCCCCGACACTCGTGAATCCACGGTTTACCGCGAGGCCTCTACTGCTCGCCGTATTCTTGTGGCGGACAGTCCTGATCTTCTGTTTGAGATTCAGGAAGTCTCTGGCGGCACGGCTCTTACTGCCAACGACATCGGGCTTAACACTCCGTTCGTTGTCGGTTCCGGCAGCACAGTGACGGGAATTTCGGGCGTTGAATTAAACAACGTAGGTGAAGAAACGACGGCCACTCTCGACGTTAAAATTGTTGGTCTCGTAAATCGCGAAGACAATGCGGTAGGCGAAAACGCGAAATGGTACGTTCGTTTGAACAACCATTTCTACGCCAACCAAATTGCTGGCGTATAAGGAGAGATGACAAATGGCTGTTATTACAACTGGTAATCATCCCAAGGCTCTATGGCCGGGCGTCGCCCGTTGGTGGGGCACTTCTTACGACAAATTCCCCAAGGAATATACCGACCTTGTGGATGTGAAAACGTCGAAGAAGGCATATGAAGAAGACGTTGAAACTTCTGGTTTTGGCCTTGCGCCGATTAAAAATCAGGGCTCGGCGACTTCATACGACGAAGATCTGCAAGGTCAAACCAAGCGTTATACGCATGTTGCTTATTCGCTTGGCTATATCGTGACGCGCGAAGAACAGGCCGATAACCTCTACACTGAGGTTTCCATGCGCCGTGTTCAGAACCTTGCATTCTCGATGTCGCAAACAAAAGAGAACGTGGTAGCTAATCTCTATAACCGCGCTTTCAGTGCATCCTATCCGCTGGGTGACGGCAAGGCTTTAATCGCCACCGATCATCCGACGCGGGCGGGCACGTATTCCAATGAGTTGGCAACACCTGCCGACTTGTCGGAAACCTCCCTTGAAGACATGATTATTCAGGTTATGGGAGCGACAAACTCTCGCGGACTGAAAATCAGTCTCATGCCACGTTGCTTGATTGTGCCGCGTCAACTTATTTTTGACGCAACGCGTATCGTCAAGTCAAACCTTCAGAATGACACGGCCAACAATGCGATCAACGCAGTTCGCTCGCTTGGTCTTATTCCTGAAGGCGTCAAGGCTAACCACTATCTGACGGACCCTGATGCGTGGTTCTTGCGTACCAATCTCCCAAGCGCCGGCCTGACACTTTGGCAGCGTGAAGCGGTTGAGTTCACCAAGGATAATGACTTCGACACAGATAACGCCAAGGCGAAAGCTTATGAGCGTTATTCAGTCGGCGCGACAGACGGCCATGCATTGTATGGCTCTGCCGGGGCTTAATGACTAGGGCGGGGGCTTTGGTCCCCGCTCTTTCTTCCTCACAACGTGGCTAGGTGCCACGTCCATTAACGGACGTTGAAAGGATAATCACAATGTCGTCTCCAACTCGTTTTACCTCTGGTGTAACAACCGCGCTCCCTGCCGCTAATCTGGGCCAGTTTGGCCTTCCTGATGCGACGGGCTGGCACACCTACTTCAATGACTTCGACACCTACACCGTCGCCGATTGGACCATTACGACCACTGAGGCCGGTACTGGATCTGCAACGGAAGCTTTGGCCGATGAAGATGGCGGTGTTCTGCTTATCACAAATGATAACGCGGACAACGACAATGACTTCTTCAACAAGGTCGGTGAGAGCTTCCTCATGGCGGCTGGCAAGAAGGCATTCTTCAAGGCCCGCTTCAAGGTTTCGGATGCCACGCAATCGGATTTCGTGATTGGCCTTCAGATCACGGATACGACACCGCTTGCTGTCACGGACGGCATTTACTTCCTGAAGGCTGACGGCGTTGCCACACTGGATGTTTATTGTCAGAAGGACGCTACCACGGGCCAGACTTCAGCATCGGCCATTACAACGGTTGTGGATGCCACCTACATGACAGTTGGCTGGTATTACGACGGTAAGGGCAATCTCGCCTATTACGTCAATGATGTGCATCTTGGTACTCTTGATGCGTCTGCAACTTACCTTCCTGACACGGAACTGACGGTCAGCTTCGGCATCCAGAATGGTGAAGCCGTCGCCAAAACCATGAGCATCGACTACATCCTTGCTGCCAAGCAGCGTTAATTATAGCGGGGGGCTTCGGCCTCCCGTTTTTCATGGAGATGGCTTATGGCCGACACAGTAACATCACATGTTCTCTACGATGGCATCCGTCGCTATGCGGTGCATTTGACAAACCAGTCGGACGGCACGGGCGAAAGCGGCGTCATCAAGGTTGATATTTCGACCCTGACAGACGGCGCTGGAGACGTAGCAACCTATTCCACGGTTGATCGAATTGTAGGGACCACGAACGGCTTTAGTTCGGTGGGATTGGCTTGGGATCACACAACCGATGACGAAATCGCAGTTTTGTCTGGATTATTTGATATTGATTTTTCTGATGCTGGCGGATTGACCGATCCTAAAAGTGCCGGTGGGACTGGAGATATCATATTAACGACCGTCGGTGCGGCTACCGGTGCGGCATACGACATTACAATATATTTGCGTCCAAAGAGCTAAAAACAAACTGGAAGCATGATGGGCAACGCTGATTATTACAAGAAAAACTCATTCAACCGCATTTGTGACCGCTGTGGCTTCAAGGTGAAGGCTGAGAACACAAAGCCTGAATGGAATGGCGCTATCGTTTGCAAGCGGCATTGGGAGTCACGTCAGCCTTTGGATAAGTTGCGCGGACGCCCTGATCGTCAGAGCGTGCCCAACCCAAGGCCCGATCCTGACCCCGTGTATCTGACAGTTAATCAAGTAACCGTGGATGATCTATAATGGCGACCTCCGGCTCAACAGATTACAATCGCACTGCCAATCAGATCATATCTCTGGCCTTTCGTATTATCGGTGTTGGGACGCAAGGCGAGGCATTGGAAGCCGAAGAGCAGGAAGACGGCCTTGAGCGCCTGAACTTGATGGTCAAGTCGTGGCAGGCAGAGAAGATACATCTGTGGAAAAAGAAGGACGCCATTCTCTGGACCACGGCGAGCCAATATGCCTATTCTCTCGGGCCTACGGGCGATAAGGCAGCGACAACTTGGGCCGATACGACACTTTCTGCTGATGCGGCATCTGGCGCAACAACCATATCAGTCACGAGTATCACGGGTATTTCAAACGGTGACGCGCTCGGCATTCTACTTGATGACAACACCATGCAGTGGACAACGGTCAACGGTGCCCCTTCAGGCACGACGGTAACACCCACAGCGGCACTTACAGGCGCTGCCTCATCCGGCAACAAGGTGTTTGCCTACACGTCCCTGATGCAGCGTCCTTTGCGTATTCTTGACATGCAGAGACGCGATGAAAACGACCGCGATGTTGAAGTAACGGAACTTGGCCGCGCTGATTACCGCAATTTGCCTAACAAGACAGCGACCGGAACGCCTGTTCAGTATTACTTCGATCCTCAGACTGGCAATTCAAATCTCAATCTATGGCTCGCTCCGTCTGATGAGCGGTTTACCATGCGTTTTACAGCGGCAATGTCCATTGAGGACTTTGACGCGGCTTCTGATGACCCTGATTTTCCCATCGAATGGGTCGAGGCACTTGCTTACAATCTCGCACAACGCCTTATCCCAACCTACGGCGACACATTAGGCAAGATGGACCGCATGGAAGTGGCAAATCAGGCCGCGTTGCTGAAACAGAACGTCAAGGAATGGGATCAGGACACATCCAGCGTGGTGTTTGAGCCTTACTCGGATTTTTCTGAATGAGGATAAATCTTGCAACTCAGTTTTATCAACTGGACGCTGTGCAGTTCTCAAATCAGCGGCTGGTTAACCAATATCTGGAAGCGTCTAATATCCCAGAGGCGCGTGCGCCGGGCTATGTGCGAACCACGCCGGGCTCCACGCAATTTTCTGATCTTGGCGAGCCGTTACGCGGCCTTAAAACGGTCAACGGCACCCTTTACGCTGTAGCAGGGACAAAATTCTATAGCGTCAGCACGGCAGGCGTGAAAACCGATCTCGGAACCGTGGCGGGTGCCGATTACGTGGAGATTATCTACAATTCCACGCAGATCATGATTGCGGCAGGTACCGTTGGGTATGTCTATACCATCTCGACGGGCGCATTCGCGCAGATAATAGACGCAGACTTTCCCGGAGCGTCGTCTGCGACCTACATGGATGGTTCCGCGATTGTATCAAAGCCAAATTCGGGCGCTGCATACGTTTCAGACCTGAATAATTTCTTGTCATGGAATGCGCTTAATTTCACGACTGAAGAAACATCGCCCGATGATCTGGTTTCTATTCGAGACGACCGCAAGGAATTGTGGATGTTCTCGACCAATACCGTGGTCCCATATTCGCGCAATCCGGCTCTGGCTTTCCCGTATCAGCGCATTAGCCAAGCTGTTCTTGAAATGGGGTGTCTGGCTAAAAACTCCATCGTCATTGCAGATAACAGCTTTCTTTGGCTTGGCAATCGTGAGGCTGAGGGTGGCGTTTCTATATGGCGGGCTAATGGCTACACGCCCATGCGCGTTTCGACACATGCGATTGAGCAGAAGATTGAAAGTTTAGGCTTTGCTGTTTCGTCAGCTATTGCATTTACCTACATGCTCTCCGGTCATATTTTCTACGTTCTGAACTTCCCGTCCTATGGAACGTTCGTTCTGGACCTATCGACCGGCCTTTGGCACGAGTGGATTAGACACGGTGACTTGTGGTCACGGTGGACTCATCACGCATTTTTCAACAATCAGCATATTGTTGGCGGTCCTGACGGTATCCTCGCTACGCTTTCATCCAGCGTCTACACAGATTTGGGAACGCAGATAGACCGCAAGATGATTTCTCCGGTCTATGACGCCGACGGGCAACCGCTGCGGGTTTCAAAACTTGAGATTGAAATTGATGCTGGGCGTGGTTTGACCTCAGGTCAAGGCAGCGACCCGATGATGATGATCCGATGGTCAAAGGATGCAGGCCGCACATGGTCAAATGAAAGGCTCCGGTCTATTGGCAAGGTCGGGCAATACAATGCCAGAACCATTGTCCGCAACCTTGGCCGCGCCAGAGAGTGGGCCTTTGAGGTCAGCTATGCCGACCCGACGCCCTATACGATCATTAAGGCATATGCCGATACGACAGCAGGAGCGAGCTAATGGCCGTTCAATCCCTTCGTGCGCAGGAAATCTTTGTCGATATAAAGACCGGCGCACTAACGAGTGTTGCCGTGCGCTTCCTCAACGAGGTTGTTAACGCTCTGAACTACGTCCAGACGGGTCAAGGGACGCCAGAAGGCGTTATCACGGCTGTCGTTGGAACATTGTATCTGAGAACGGATGGCGGCACGAGCACGACGCTGTACGTGAAAGAAACCGGCGCAGGAAATACGGGCTGGACAGCCAAATAAGAGAGACACATGAGAGAATTTCACCGGATTGCCCAAGGCGTTGACGTGCTTCCATTGCTTCATTCATTGCAAAGGAAGTCGTTTTTATGGAACGCGAACAAATTCAGGACCACATTCCCCAATACGCCGTTCGTTGATGTTGATGACATCATGCTTCGGTTCTCAGACACCGAAAAATGTCTGACGACAACGAATGCTATCGGGGATGAAGCGCCTATTTTCCATGACGCATGGCGCGAATTGCCGGAAGTCAAGCCGATCATCACCAATCTCATGGCATGGGCGAAGGCGTATCAGCTTGACCGTGTGCTGATTACGCGCATTCGCCCTGGCGGGGTCATTCTGCCCCATGCCGACAATGACGGGGCCTATGTCAATACGGACGACCGCGCAAGATACCATGTAGTGCTTCAGGGCTTGCCCGGATCGCTCTACACAACCGGCGATGAAACGGTCTGCATGTTGACTGGTGAGGTTTGGTGGTTCAACGCGCATGAAATCCATCACGTCGAAAACAATTCTGTGGATGACCGCATCCATTTGCTCGTTGACGTGAGGACCATGCCTTGATTACGGCACAGGTTGAAAGCCTGACCGACCGCCTTGATGAAATGCGGCCTCTTTTCCCCAAACATTGGGAGGAATTGGCGCTCAACAAAGACGAAGTTCCTCTCGATCCGCAATATGAGATTTATCTCAACAAGGACGCGCACGGCGAAGTGCTTTTTGTCACGTTGCGCGAAGACGGGCAGCTAATCGGCTATTTCGTCGGCTTTGTTGCGCCGGGGCTTCACTACCGAACCTGCCTCACATGCACGATGGACATTTTCTACCTTGATCCCGCAAGGCGAAACGGTAATCCGCGCCCTGCAATAAAGATGTTTCGATGTGTCGAGAAGGAAGCCCGCCGCAGAGGCGTCAAGCGGTGGTTCGTCGGGTCCAAGGCCCATAAGGACGCAAGCGTTCTCTTTGAATATCTCGGCTTTGAAAAAGTTGAAGTTTATTACTCCAAATGGCTAGGTGAATGACATGGTTGCAGCAGCAGTAATTGGCAGCGCGGTGGTGGGTGGTGTTGTTTCATCCAGTGCGGCCTCAAAGGCCGCCAAGGCTCAGTCCTCGGGGGCTGGGCAGGCAGCGGATGCCAATAAATACGCAGCCGACATTCAGAAGCAGATTTACGAACAGCAGCGTGAGGATTTTGCGCCGTGGCGAACGGTTGGACAATCCGCACTGGGGCAGCTTTCTGATCTATACGGGTTGTCCTCCCCTTATGCCGTGACAGGCTCGCAGACAAACGATAACAGCACAAACATCTCCAATCTTGAGGCGCGACTTGCTGGTGTTAACGGCCAACTCTCAAGTGCAACATCGGGTAGCGGAAGTCCGGGCGGCAATGGGCGTCGGTGGATGAATGGCGGCGGCAACTACCAAGCCGCAACAGATGTATCTGGCCTTACTCAGCAGCAGCAAGATTTGACTTCACAACTTGCGGCGGCACGCGGAGCAGGGCAGGGCGACCCGAACGCGGGGCTTTCGACAGCCGGTCGCCAGCAAGCCGCGATGGACAAGTTCTTCACGTCCCCGAATTACAATTTCACGTTGAATGAAGGTCTGAAATCTCTGGACCGGTATTCAGCGGCCAGCGGTAGCTTTGCATCTGGGAATACGCTCAAAGCGGCAAATGATTATTCGCAAAGCATGGCATCAAACGAGTTTGGCAATTACCAGAACACGCTTATGTCTATGTCCGGCCTTGGTCAGAATGCAGCCAATAGCACGGCGGCGGCGGGGAGTAACTATTCCGGCAATGTCGGTGCGGGTGCGGCTAATCTTGGCAATGCATACATGGCGGCGGGTAATGCAACCGCTTCTGGGTATCTCCGCCAGTCACAGGCCATCAATCAGGGCCTCGGCAACATCGCAAGCTATTATACAATGTCAAATCTGATGGGGAAATAACAAATGGCTCAAGCAACACCCTATGGATTTGATCTTGCTGCATCTATTGGTGATAGCATTCAAAATGCGGGCGGCATTGCACAGCTTCAGTCCCTGAAAGCGCAGCAACAGCGTGATGCAGTTCTTCAGGCCAATGCCCCCGCAGCTCTTCAGGGAGACCCCAATGCGCTAAAGAGTGTCATGACGGCTGATCCAGAATCCGGTATGAAGATTCAGCAGTTCATGCAGAGCGCTGATAAAGCAAAGCTTGACCACGCCAATATGGTTGCCGGTAATCTTGGCAGCATAGCAGGTGCAATTCTTAAAGCGCCAGACAATGAAATTCAACAAGCCTATGCGTGGGGACTCGACACAGCCAAGAAGCAGGGCCTTGATATTTCGGCGGCTCCGCGCACGTCCGACCCAACCATCATCCGCAATTATCTCGGCATGATCCAGCAACAGGCCATGTCTGTAAAAGATCAGATGCAGGTCAACAAGCCCCCAACGTCTGTTCAGGAGTATAAATATGGGCAGGAAAATCCCGGCTTTGCGCGATACCAGCAAAATCAGAAAGCGGCGGGGGCGACGAGAGTTAATGTCGATGCGCGAGGCCAAGCATTGTCGCCTCTGTGGGATATTACTAAGGACCGCATCAAGGCAGCAAACTCTCAGATTCAGTCCGGCCAAGCAATCCGTCCGCAACTTGAACAGGTTATCGGCGGACTTGAGGGCGGGTTGGAAACTGGCCGAATTAAAGATTTGACGCGGCCATTGCGTCAGATTTTAAATGAAGCAGGCGTTAAGGTTGACCCAAAACTTCCGCAAGAAGAATTGGTTAAATCGGCGATGTCGTACATCATCCCGCGTATGCGCGTCGCAGGCTCTGGTTCAACGTCTGACTTTGAAGCAAGGCTGTTTACGCAAGCCGCGCCAAATTTTCAGAATACGCGCGAAGGCAATATTCTTATCGCCAAGGGCTATATTCAACAGCAAGATTATCTACAAAAGGAATCCGATCTATTGAAAGAGTACGCCATGCAGAATGGTGGCTCTGATGTTGGGTTTCAAGATTATGCAAAAGAGAAACTTGGGGATTTGTTCCCGCGCCCGCAATCTGATGATGACTATAAGGCAGTATCCAAAGGAACAGTCTATCTCGATCCAGAGGGACAATTCCGCGTCAAGGGTATGAAATAATGGCAGACTGGTGGAAGAACGATTTAACAGCTCCAGGTGCGTCGCTAAACACCGCTACACAGCCAGCGGGTGAGCCTATGCCCCCCGTCTACAACGCCCCAGATGAAGGCCAGAATGGTGACTGGTATAAGAAAGACCTAACGGCTGATGGAACGCATTTAAACGGTATCCCAGACAGCCAAGCTAAAGCCGGTAGAGATGTTGGCATCGGCGGCACCTTTGTGGCTGGCTTCCGATCTGATGATGATGAGGGGTTGCGGTATTACGCGCAAAAGCTTTTCCCCGATGAGCCTATCGATGATGCCGTTAAGAGATTTACGAAGACGGACAAGAACCGCGTTGTTTATCAAGCCGACGATGGGAACTATTATGACGCGCAACCATCAAGCGGTGTTCGTGAAACAATTAGCCGTTTAGGCAATACGGTCGGGAAAATGATCCCCATGACAGCCGCAACGGTCGCTGGGATTGCGACAGCCCCGATGGCTGGAACCGGGATTGGATTGGCCGGGTCCATGTCCGCAACGGCAAGCGCTGGCGCAGCGGGGGAAGCATTACGCCAAAAGCTAGGCGATTACATGATGGGTGACGCATCCACTGGCGATCTGAATAAAATGGAAATAGCGAAAGAAGGCGCATTATCAGGGATTGGCCAAGGAATTGGCGTTGGCTTTGGAAAAGTAATCGAGAAAAACCAAGTCCGCGACATCGACCGCCTATCCAAAGATTATATGGACAAGGCTTACAATGAGGCTGGAAAACGCGGCATTGATTTAACGCCAGGGCAAGCCACTGGATTGAAAACGCTGCAGGCTGAAGAAAAACGCATTGCCACGCGCGTTCCAGAGACAGTAGACCAGATGAGCGACTTCATTGCCAAGCAATCGGACGACGTTCAAAACGCTTGGTACAAGGAACTTAACAATATTGCGCCGTCGAAAGACGCGTCTGAAGTTGGGAGCAGCGTCAGGAGGGCAGCCCAAAGCGCTCTTGATGATGTGGTGAAGGCCCGCAAAGGCGTCGCCAAGCCGCTTTATGATGCATGGAAACAACAGCGAGCGCCCGTTGACACAACGCCTGTTCTTGACGCGATCAAAGGTGAGATTAAGGATTCCGCTAGAGGTGGGCTAACGTCGTCGTCTCTTTCAAAGGTTCGTAATTTTCTAACCAATGCTAAGGGGAGGCCTGTTACAGATCCAGTGAAATTACATAATGCTCGCATTGAATTGGGCAATATGATTGAAACGCGATCTGTGGACGGTACGTCAATTAACAATACGATTGCCGGAAAACTAAAGGGCATAATGAAAGATTTAACGCGTCAGATGGATGATGCATCTATGACGCCTGATGGCGTTTCACTATATGGGAAAGCAAGGGGCTCATTTTCCGACTTGTCCAGCGATGTGACGGACGCATTTTCGTCGTCTCTTGAGCGCATCGCAAATTTGAAGGACACAAGCATTCTTTCGACCGTTCGTGAGGCGTTTAACCCATCAACACGATCGCCTGAAATGATAAAAAAACTTGGTGAGAAACTGGCAACAAAAGATCCGCAGGCATGGCAAGGCTTAAAGCGCTTGTGGTTACAAGATGAGATTGGCGGAAAATTGAAAATAACGGAATCTGGTGACATAGCCAATAGCGCTGGCAAGATATTAAAAGCGCTAGAGGACCCCGGGTTGCGCAGATCTGCGAGCGCAGCATTATCGGGGGCTGAAAAGCAAAACCTTGAAGATTTGCGATTTGTTTTGAAGCGTATCGCCAATGCTAACCTACGTATGGGGTCAGATACAGCCGCCAACCAAGCCGCCGACAGGATAGCCCTAGATAGAGCAACGCCCTTATGGGCCAAAGCTCAAAAGGCGCTGCTGAATTTTTGGGATATTCCAAAGGATGTCGCCAAGTCATCTGGCGAACGAAACATGGCGAGCCAGGCGAAAAAAATGGTTGACATTGTGACGTCGGGGGACAGGAACGGCATTAAGGCGATCAAGGAGCTCCGCAAGCTTTCCCCCAAACAATGGAGGGCTCTTGCCGCTTCTGGACAGTTAGGAACTAGAGGGGTTTCGGCGCTTGCCGGTCGCGCCATCGCGCCGCCTCCGCCAAGTCTCAACCCCCCAGAAGCCCAACCCAATTAACGTGCCCATTATTCCATACAGCACAACATCAAGGGACATTCTGTAAAGCAGGCTTTCGTTCTCGGCCCCAAACCCCATACCGTTTGACGGTTGTGAGAGTTCTCGCATGAACGAAATCGAAAGCATTAAGAATATCGCGCTCCAAATATACTTCATCTTCTCTCCATCGCCTCGCTCACGCGGGGCTTTTTCTATTGGGATTCCAATATGACATTGCTCACATTCCCCTACGCAACAATATTCGATACTTCTGGCGTTCTGTCTCCGGGGGCTAAAGCGTATTTCTATCAGTCCGGAACCACAACGCCGCTCGATACATATTCAGACGCTGACCTTCAGACGGCTAATACAAACCCGGTAATCGCCGATGCTGCGGGTGCGCTTGGGCCTATCTATCTCAAGGCACAGCAATACAAGGTCGTTGTCAAGGATGCGAATGATAGCACAATAAAGACGATTGATAACTATTCTCCTATCGCTACGGGTGAGCAGATCCTTTGGGCTGGAACCGTTGGGGGTACGGCTGATGCTGTTCTTTTAACAACTGATCCATTGATTAATGCCTTGAGGGACGGCACACGGTTCTGGTGGCGAGCATTATCTAGCAATACAGGGGCCATGACGGTCAATGTGGATGGGCTGGGGGTTAAATCCCTGAAGTGGCCTAATGGCGCAGTCTTACGGGCTTCTGATGTGGCGGCAGATGCCATTATCGAAATGGTATATGACATAACAAACGATGTTTACAATATCATATCAACGACCGCCCCGCCCCTTTATGCGTCCAACTTAAACGCTGACATTGTTGATGATGGTTCTGGAAATTTGACAACGATGATTGCCGTTGTTCCCCATGCCGTGGACTTCTCTTTCGTGGCAACTGACCGCGTTAAACGTCACCGTTCAAGTGCTGCCTCAAAGACATGGATGCTACTCGCCGCTGCAACTGCTGGCAACGGTTGGAATACCGAGGTTGAAGATGTTTCTGGCGGAACGGTTATCGCATCGCCATCGACTAATCTTTACGTCAATGGAGCTGCTGCTGCGGCTTCTTACACAATGGTTGCTGGTGAATTTGGAAGCATAACGACGAATGGGACTGATTATTATTTATCCACTGCAAATCGACATGCTTCCGCTTCAGTCTCTGGCGTTGCTGAACTTGCCACCAATGCTGAGGCTCAAGCGGGGACCGACGCATCAAGAACTATTACTCCTGCGGCACTTTCAGCCGTGATGAATATATCAACGCATGATGTGGCAGCTTCCCGCGCTCTGGCGACGAACTACACCAACTCATATGGGTATCCCATTTTTGTCTCTGTCACGCCTAGCGCGAGTGGCGCGAACACAGCAACAGCGATAGTCGACGGGGTGAGTATTAAGGGCAGCTCTTATGGCTCGAGTGGCGCGAACGCGAGCATTTTTTTCATGGTGCCCGCAGGCAAGGTTTATCAAGTCAACGACACCGGGCCGTCACCGACCGTTTCAATTTGGGTTGAATGGTATTAAGGAATTAGAAAATGACAGCACGTATATTTATTAATCCATCGGATACAAGCGCTCCTTACGGTTACGATGAGCCTAAACAGCAAGACCTTATCGACGCCGCCATAAAGGTTGGGTGGAAGGAAATAACAGACACATGGCCACTACCGCCGACTACCGCGGAACTTGCAACCACAGCGCGATACAAGCGAGACGATTTAATCAACGCGGTGCAACGGCGCATTGACAGGTATAATTCACAGGTGGCGGCAGGCACATCAACCAATGACAGCGCGGCTATGTTCACAAAAATACTGACATACACTCAGGCATTGCGTGGCGTGCCGAAACAGTCTGGTTTTCCATCGTCTATAAATTGGCCTGTTGTCCCGGCATGACCGATTACAACCCTGTCCTTTCCGCAATGGGCGTAAGTGCTGACCGAATTGCGATATTTGATAGCCCGGTTGCCAATGCATGTTCGCAATTCAACATCAACACACCTAAACGCCAAGCCGCTTTTCTCGCTCAAGTTGCACATGAAAGCGGGCTATTCAGACACCTCATTGAAAACCTGAATTACTCAGATGATGCCCTTCGGAGAGTGTGGCCGGGACGGTTCAATGATGCTGAGGCCAGAGTATTTGCCCGCCAGCCAGAGCGCATTGCAAACAAGGTCTATGCCGACCGTATGGGCAACGGCTCGGAGACTTCCGGCGATGGGTTTCGATATATTGGCCGTGGCTTAATTCAGCTTACCGGCAAGGCCAACTACAGGGCCGCTGGTGAAGGTTTGGGAATAGATCTAATCAGCAACCCTGAATTACTCGAACAGCCTCACGACGCGGCAATGGCCGCTGGCTGGTACTGGAAAACAAACGGCTGCAATGAACTGGCCGATGCCGACAACTTCAAGCAAATAACGCGACGGATTAACGGCGGGCTGAACGGGCTTGATGATCGCGTTTCTTTATGGCGCAAGGCAACCGACGCATTGAAGGGATAGCCATTGACCCATATCGACGTTGAGTTGAAACAATGGGCGACGCCTCGGCAGGCGGAATATATTGACGCCATAAACGAATATGGCAGCGGCGCGGCGGCAGGCACCCATTTAGGGGTGACAAGGACTGTAATCAACATAGCCATTCAAGCGGTAAAGAAGAAGGCCGCTATCGCTGGATATTCGCCAGACCACGCAATGACGCATACCGCGCCAAACCCGTTTATCGTGAAGGGCGTTTCGACGCTTTACGGAGAAGATGGACAGCCCAAGGCGCAATGGGTCAAGACTACATTAGATCGTGAGAAATACGACGAAGCCATCAAGGCCGCTATTGAGGCAATGGCGCAAGATATACCGCGCGTTGCACCGCTGGACGCTCCCGATGGTTGCATTGAAAGCCTCTGCAATCTCTACACAATGACAGACACCCACGTTGGCGCTTTGGCGTGGCACAAAGAAGGCGGTGCGGATTGGGACGTGAAGATTGCCGAGCGTGTTCTAACAGGCTGCTTTGAGCGCATGGTGCAATCAGCGCAACCGGCCAAGGTTTGCGTGATTAATCAGCTAGGCGATTTTCTCCATTCTGACGGGCTGCAAGCTATCACGCCAACATCGGGCCATTTGCTCGATCAGGACGGGCGCTTTTCCAAAATCGTTGCCGCTGCAATTCGTATACTTCGTAGGCTTGTGGACCTTGCATTGCTCAAGCATGAAGCCGTTTACATCGTCATGGCCGAGGGCAACCACGACATGGCCTCATCGGTCTGGCTGAGGCATATGTTCGCCGCGCTCTATGAGAACGAGCCACGAGTTACGGTCAACAATTCCGAACTGCCTTACTACGTTTATCAGCACGGTAAAATCATGCTGGCCTTCCATCATTCACACCTGAAAAAGATGGACGGTCTGCCGCTTTTATTTGCCGCGCAATATCCTGAAATGTGGGGCGCTACCACCAAGCGATATTGCCACACCGGCCATCGTCACCATGTCGAGGAAAAAGAACATTCCGGCATGAAAGTTATCCAGCATCCAACTCTTGGAGCGCGTGACGCATACGCAGCGCGGGGAGGGTGGCTAAGTGAACGTGAGGCTACGGCTATCACATATCACAAGGAATTTGGGCAGGTCGCCCGTGTCACTGTTTGCCCTGAAATGTTGGAGTAGACCATAATGGATTTGCTATCTCAGGTTGATGATATCCCCGATGAAATTCTTGCAGCGGTCGCGCCGCATTTGAACCTTGCCCGCGAGCGTAAGAGTTTCTTTGACGCCGAATCCGTGAGGGACTTCCTCTATTACGTCGCCATTGAGACGCGGAAATTTGCTCGCCGAATGGAGAAGTTAGAGGCTGAACGTGTGCGTCAGTTGGATGAAACTCCACAGGATGAACTCGGATGAGTGAAGAACCAGACGTTGAAGAACAGGACGGCGCCCTAACGGAAGTATTCGAATATGAGCCGTTACCATCCTATTTGATGCTGGCAGACGGGCCACTGAAAGACGAAGCCAGACGGGTTCACTGTCTCGAACTTCTCAGGCTAGGCGAGGGGACATTATGCGATACGTGGTCAAAAGATGCCCCAGCCGTTGAAGCGTTCCTCAAAGGCACCAAGCCAAAACTCACCGCAGCTAAGTGATCCGCTTTGGGTGGCCCGCTAGTCGTGGTCATAAAGACGTATTTCCGCTGCCTAATCTGGGCCTATAGAGCCGAATTGTTATACCGGAGTTTTAAATCAGATGATTGACTGGATCAAGTGCCACCTCGTTGACGACATTAAGGACGCTTGGCGTTGGATATCCGTACAGGCCAGCGCGGTTGCAATCGCTTTGCCTGTTGCGTGGATGGCAATGCCGGATGATTTTAAGGATGCCATTCCTGGCGGGCTGGTGTCGCTCATGGCGGGGGCAAGTCTCGTCGCCTTGATCGGGCGCGGGGTTAAGCAAAAATGATTGAACTCATCATCGCTATGATCGGCGGGTTGCTCTACCGTATGCGCGGTGCACACCACGAACCATTGCTTGGTCTGTCGGGCCGTGCTCAGAAAATCCTCTACATGATTGCCTTCTCCTCGATCTATGCCACAGCGGCC